CGAGGATGCAGACGAAGTTGCGAAGGTTCTGGCGGGGGAAAACGCCTCGCACTGCAACCGCGTCGCCGCGCAGTAATCCACCATCAACGCTGAAAGAGCCGCCTCCGGGCGGCTTTTTCTTTTGGAGTTCCGCTTATGCCGATCTACCAGGCAGGGTCATTGAATGTCAGCGCATTGAACGCGCCGGGCGTCTACCTGCAAATTCAACCGCCGCCGCCGATCATCAACGGTGTGGCGACCAACCTGCTCGGCCTCGTCGGCGTCGGCTCGTGGGGTCCGGTCAACAGCGCAACGCTGATTGGCTCGGGCAACGATCAAGCCAACTGGCTCGGCTCGCCGCAGGTTCGCAAGTACGACCTCTCGACCGCCGTGCAAGTGGCGCTTGCCGCTGGCTCGAACGCGATCATGTACGTGCGCGTCACGGACGGCACCGACATCGCCGCATCGTGTCTCGTCAAAGACACCGCGGGCACGGTGACGGGCCTGACGCTGACCGCGCTCTACACCGGCACGATCGGCAATACGCTGACGGCTGCGATTACGACCGGCACGGCGCCGTCGAGCTTCAAGCTCACGCTCACGCGCCCCGGCTTCACGCCGGAAGTGTTCGACAACGTGACGGGTACTGGCGCGGCGCTGTGGACTGCTCTCGCAAGCGCAGTGAACAACGGCCTGTCCGGTGTGCGCGGCCCGTCGCAACTGTTCGTGGCAACGGTAGGATCGTCCACCGCGGCACCGAGCACGTCGGCGACGTTCACGGCAACGGGCGGCACTGACGGCACTGCAAGCATCACGGATGCTGCGCTGCTCGGCACTGACGGCACCAGCACGACGCGCAAGGGCATGTATGCGCTGCGCAGCTCGGGCGTGCAGGTCGCAACTCTCGTCGACCACACTGACTCGACCGCATGGAGTTCGATCGCATCGTTCGCACTGAACGAAGGCATCTACTTCGGCGTGCAAGGCCCGGCGGGCGCGTCGTATTCGACAGTCTCTACCAGCCTGAACACGGCCGGCGCTGATACCTACGCGCTGAAGGTGTTCGTCGGCGACTGGGAGTACTGGCAGGACGGCACGAACAACGTGCAACGCCTGCTTGGACCGACGACCTTCTGGGCGCCAAAACAGGCTGCAAAGGCTCCGCACCTGTCGAGTCTGAACGATCCGATCTTCGGCATTTCGAGCACGCAGCGCGTTTCGCAGAAGAACGCCTACAGCATGGCGGAAATCGGCCAGATTGCCACGTCGCGACTCGACGTCATCACGAACCCGTCGCCGGGCGGCAATTACTACGCCTGCCAGACCGGACGCAACGCATCGAGCAACGCAGCGATCTGCGGCGACAACTACACGCGCATGACGAATTACCTTGCGCTCACGTTGGCTGCTGCGTTCGGCTATGTGATCGGCAAGCCGCAGACGGACACGCTGCGCAATGAGGCGAAATCGGCGATCCAGTCGTTCCTCGGCAACCTGTGGAACATCGGCTACATCGGCGACGTGAACAACCCTCAGGCGGTGCCGTACACGGTTGTGCTCGACAGCACGAACAACACCGATCAGGCGGTTGCAAACGGCTATATGACGGCGAATGTGACGGTCAAGTACCGGTCGATCGTCTTCTACTTCGTCATCAACCTGCAAGGCGGCCAGACGGTCACGATCAAGTCGTCGAGCAGTGTGTCGGCAGGCTAAAGCCGCACTCATCAACAGCACACAAGGCGCTCTCGGGCGCCTTTCCTTTTTCATAGGTGCGACTCATGCCTGTAAATGGCTTTAACGTAGGCCGCGACTACGCGGTGAACGTCCAGACGCCGAGCGGCCCGCTGCAATTCAACCTCGTGACCAAGTTCACGAAGAAACAAGACCTGATCGACAAGAAGATCAAGGGATTGGACGGCCGCACGCGTCACGTCGTGTTCCCGGACGGCTGGAATGGCACGTTCGAGATCGAGCGGCAAGACAGTTCGGTCGACGACTACTTCGCAGCGCAGGAAGCGGCGTATTACGCCGGTCAGAACACGCTGCCGTCGACGATCACTGAAACGATCACCGAAGTGAGCGGCGCCATCACGCAATACCAGTACACGAACGTCATGCTGAAGTTCCCGAATCCGGGCGATGCCGCCGGCGACGAGACCGTTCACATGACGGTGGACTGGCTGGCTGAACGCCGCATCAAGTTGGCGTAAGCAGCGCGGCCGCGCTCACAATGATGTGCGGCCGCATCCCGAATAATCTCACCAAAGAGCCAACATGAAAGTCAACGTGAAGCAGCCCGGCGCGACGCCGGCAGAAAACATCGAACGCCCGAGCGACATGATCGTCAAGCAGGCTGCGCAGTCGCTGACGGTCGAGGACAGCACCGGCCGATCGATTGGCCTGCGCCTGCCGAAACCGCTTCAGCGCCTGCGCTTCATCGACGCGATGGGAGAAAGCTCGAGCAATTCGCTGTGGGCAGGCACCGTGGCGCCGCTGATGTATGTGGGCTCGATCGACGGCGAGGCAGTCAACGTGCCGGTGACGAAGCGTGAAATTGAGGCGCTGTACCAGCGACTCGACGAACACGGTCTCGACGCGGCAACTGAAGGCATTCAGCAACTTCTCGGCATCTCGAAGGTGGAGGTCGACGAGGAAGCGGCAAAAAAATAGTCGGCAACGCGGCGATTCGCGAGGCTCTGTGGCTGACGCAGCATAACGTTCCATTCGACGTTTCGTTCTCGCTCGACGATACGACGCGCTATGCGTGGTCGATCATCGTTTCAGAGCAGCAGAGCAATCGCACGTTCGACTGGAACAAGAAAGAGTTCGTTGAGCGCACATGAAAACCTTCCATAGCTTCGCCGCGTTCGCAACGCATCTGCAAGTTCTCGCCATCGAGACGAAAGTCGTCAAGCATGAAGTGCTGGAGGCTGCCGCCGAGGAAGTGCATGAAACGGCGAAGGGAATGATCGGCTTTTACCATGCCGACCCGCATTGGCAGGCTTTGTCACCCGATTACGAAGCCGCAAAGGTTGCGGCCGGCTATGAGCCTGACGCGCCGCTGCTGAGAACCGGCGAAATGCGCGACAGCATCACTTACGTGGTAGCGACGGACGGCAACAGCGCAGTGGTCGGCACCGACGATCAGAAGATGGTCTGGCACGAGCTAGGCACGGACAAGATGCCGCCACGACCCGTCATGGGACCGGCAGGCGTCCACAGCGCGCCGCGAATCGCGTTGATCGCGTCGAAAATGATTACCTCGTGGCTATCCGGGCGCGGCGCCAAGAAGCCGGTTATCCACAAAAAACAGACGGCGTGATCGATGATCGAAGCATTTAAGGTAGGCACAGTCCTTCATCTGACGGACCTGATAACGCCCAAGCTGCTCGAACTGTCGAAGCAGATGCTGAAGGTCGAAGTGCAGGTCGCTGCGCTCGATCGGCAATTCAAGCAGATCGGCAAGGCGAACGGCGGCATCAAGCAGGCAACGAATTACGCCAACGCGCTCGACAAGGCGATTGGCAAGACCGACCAGCATGCCAAGATCCTCGTCAAGACGTTCGGCAAGTTGACGGCGTTCGATGGCAAGGCGATCGACGGCGTGAACAAGCTGCTCGTCGAACTGAACAAGTCGGACGGTGCGGCGGGGCGCTTGTCTGGCCACCTCGGCAAGATTTCCGCATTCAACCCTGAAGTGCGCGAGTTGGCGCGCTCGACAAAGGCGCTCAGTGACGCGCTGCGGTCATCGTCGAGCAATGCTGCGACGCTCGCGCATCAGATCAAGTCGATTCACTCGCTCGGTGCGCTTCCTTCCATTCCGGTGATGCCGGGCGGTGGGGGCGGGCGCGGTGGCAGTGGTGGCGGAGGCGGACGCAGGGGCGGCCACGGCGGCAACATCCACGCCCGCGGGCACATCGGGCCGGGCGGCGTAGGTCTCGGTGGCGTAGGCTTCGGCCTGCCGGGCGGCATGGCAACGATGGGGGCGCTCGCCGCTGGCTACATGGCTTACGCGGGCGTCAAGTCGAGCGCAGAGGCGGCCGGCGACTTCGAGTTACAGAAACGCCGCTTCGAAATGTTCGGCATGAGCGGCGCGCAGAATCAAAGCGCGTTCGACTTCGTGAAAAACTCGAATCTGCCCGGCGCATCGCTGTCGGACAAGATGCGCTACATGATCGAAGGTCAGGGCGCGTTTCGCGAGTCTGGCATGGCCGGCGAGGATGCATTGCGCGCGGCGAAGATGGCGATGCCGATGCTCGCCAAGATCCACTACGCCAGCATCCTGTCGGGGCACGAACTGACCGAATCGCAGGAAATGGACATGCTGCGGTTCGCCGAACAGCGCGGCGCCATCCGCGATCCATCGCTGTTCAACAAGACCATCGAGAACGCGTACCGCACGACGGTGACGTCTGGCGGCCAGGTTGACTTCTCGAACCTGCGCCAATTCATGCGTACATCGCAGGGCGCCGGCATGACGATCAGCGATGACGGCTTGCTCGGTTGGGCGGAGCCACTGCTCGGCGAATTGAAGGGCGGCCCGGCCGGTACGGCGTTGGCGACCGCGCGCAAACGCCTGATGGGTATCACCAAGGCGACGAAGGCTCAGTTGCAGACCATTCGCATGATGGGCGCGTGGGACATGAGCAAGGTCGTGCTCAACAAGTCTGGCGGCGTTGACCATTTCACCGGCGACGGCATTCCCCTGATGCATGCCAAGGAATTCGGCGAGAACCCGTTCAAGTGGTACTCGGACTACATCCTGCCGTTCTACAAGGCGAAGGGATACGACATCAACCAGCAGTCGAAGCTGAACAGTGACCTGTTCGGCGGCACCGGCGGTGCGATGTTCGATAAGGTCGGCGTCCAGTTGCCGACGATCCTTGAAGGTCTGCATGCGCGCGCAATCGTGCCGGGCATCGATTCCGCCGTCGATAAGTCGAAGCAGACGCTGACCGGCCAAGAGAAGGAATTCGAGGCTGCATGGACGGACTTCAAGACGGTTTTCGGTGAAAACGTTCTGCCTGGCGTCATTCAGGTGCTCAAGGGCGGCACGGAGCTATTCAAGAAACTTGCCGACTTCAACAACGAGCAGGGGACTGGCGTTGCGGCCGTGCAAAACGCTCACGGCATCTTCGGCAAGATCGGCGCGGCATGGGATTGGGCGAATGGCAACGTGCCGGCAAAAACTGACACGACGGTTGCCGGGCGCGCGAGTGCTGCACCGAACCTCAACGTCCATGTCGCTGTTGACGGCACGCCGCTGCACGCCAAGTTCGTCAGCACCGTTGTGCGCAAGACAAGCTCAACGCTCGGAACCGGCTTCTTCGACCCGAACGCGTCGCCGATCAACCAATTCGTAACCGGACACTGATATGGCTGTAGTTTTGCAGCTCGGCGACTTCACGTTTTCCGAGTACGAAATCCCCGAGCGCATCACTATGGTGACGGCAATCCGCACCGTCGTCCGCAAGATGGTCGGCGGTGCGCGCAACGTCAACATGATGGGCTACGACCCGGCGCCGCTTGAGTGGTCGGGAATGTTGCTCGGCGAGAATGCGCTAGACCGCGCGCGCACGCTCAAGCAGATGGCGCTTGCGCAGAAGATGCTGACGCTGACGTTCAGCGAGTACAGCTATGCGGTAGTCATCAGCGAGTTCGTCGAGGACTTCCAGCGCGAGTACGAGATTTACTATCGGCTGCGGCTTGAAATCGTCGCTGACAACGCCGCGCAGGGGCCGAACGCGGCCCCCGGCATTGACTCGCTGATCGGCGCCGACATTTCGACTGCGAACGGCATCTGCTCGAAGATCGGCAATGCTGGCCTTACGTCGAGCATGGGAACGCTGACGAGCGCAATCGGCGCTGTCTCGAGCTTCGCCACCGCGGCAAAAAGCACACTGCAAAGCGTCCTCGCGCCGCTCGCCACGGTTCAGGCGCAAGTAACAACGCTGATCGCCGCCGGCGAGAACACATTACAGAGCGTGTCAACGGTTGGCGGCCTGCTGCCGAACAATCCGATCGCGCAGCAAGTTTCGAAACTCAGCGCGCAGGTCAACACGATGACGCAGCAGCCGCAATTGCTGCAACTGCAAGGCGTGCTGTCGCGCATCGGCACGAACATCGGCCAGATCGGCTCTGCGTCCAAGACGATCACCGTCGTGGGCGGCAACCTGTATGACCTCGCAGCAAAGTATTACAAGGATGCGACCGGATGGGTGAGCCTTTCCAAGGCCAATCCGTCGCTCGGCGGCGATCCGAACATCAGCGGCACGCAGAACATCGCTCTGCCGGCAACGAATACCGCGGCATCTTCAGACGGAGTACCTAATGCCTAGTGCTGATCGCATTCTCGTGACAAAGCCTGCCGGATTGGTGACTGTGCCGCGAGGTGCGGTTACGCTCGGCACTTCGCTATCCGACCAAATGACGCTGTGTACCGCATGGCTCGATTGGGAAGTGGAAAACAACGCGCTTTCGTCTGCGGACACGTTTTCCATCCGGTTCGCGGGTTCGTCACTGCCGCCAGCCACTGACGTGAACTGGTTCAGCGGCCAGAAAGACATGTTCGTCGAAATATTCGCGGGCTTTCCCGAGGACTATGACTATTTCACGCCGCAGGAGTTGACGAAGCTGATCTTCGGTCAGGTCGACACGATCGACTACGACATAGCAAGCGACACAGTTACCGTGCACGGCCGCGATCTGACGCGCGTTTTCATCGATACCAAGACGACCGAGAAGTTTCAGAACCAGACGTCGAGCCAGATCGCAGCGACGCTTGCAAAGCGCCGCGGACTGACGCCGCAAGTGACCGCCACCAAGACAAAAGCCGGCGCTTACTACGACATCGAGCACGTGAACCTGATGGATGAGCGCACGGAGTGGGACATCCTCTCATTTCTCGCGCAGCAGGAAGGCTTCATCGTTACCGTGAAGGACAAGACGCTGTATTTCGGGCCGCCACCGGCCGCCGATTCTGCGCCTT